TTGAAGAATGCGCTGCGTTTCCGTACGGGGATCATGACGATCTGGTCGATAGTACGACACAGGCGATCATGCGATTCAGACAGGGCGGTCTGATCGGACACCCTGAGGATTATATCGACGAGAACGTCGAGCAACGTAAAAGGAATTATTATTGATATGGGTATAATTACAAAAGGCATGGGCGTTATCATGAAATCCAAGATGAGAAAAGCTTTCGTCGACAAGCCGACTTTTCCAGGTCCAAACGTTACAAATATTCTAAACAGAGAGATAAAGAAAAAAAGAAAACACAGAGGTCCAGGATATAGGGGATCAGATATTGTCGAGGGTCCTCTCAAGATGCGTAAGGACATGAGAACAGGGGCACAAAAACCTGGCAAGAGCGCTATCGAGATAGATGCAAGAATCAAAAGAGCAACTTTGAGAGATCAAGCAAAAGCCGCGAAGATGCCAAAAGAATATAAAAAGGTAAAATAATGAAGGCAGTTTTGCAATGGGTATTACGAACAATGATGAAGGATCAGACCGGAGTCATGCGAACCCTACCTAAAAAAGATCTAGTTGATTTTAATGTGGCTATGACTGCAGAAAGACTAATGCGTAATGGTGTTGATCCAAATGCATTAAAGAACGCCAATCAGGTAGAGAATGCTCTTAATGCCGTAGAGACTGCAGAAAAAGCAAACTTAGCAAAAAATATCAGAGGTGGAATTGGATCTACAAAATCTGCAAAGATCATGGACCTAGAGGGTAAAGAGATAGACCCAAGATCTAAGATTATGGGAGGCAAACAATCAGAGACAGAGGCAGAGATTGCAGAGAGATTACAAAAAGAAAACAAGGAAGGTATTGCTAGAATAAGAGCAGGACAGAAAATGTTAGATGACGCGATCGACAATCAATCACCATCTCTTTCTGGAGATACTAGAACTGATGCAGTTTTGGTTGCAGAGGATCTAGCAGAACGTATGGGTAAAGTCTATGATGACCTCCCAATAAGAGAACAAACAAAACTTTATGATCAAGCATATCAAGGTTTATCAAAACAAAGATTTAAAAATAGAAAAAAGCCAGACGACGCTGACGATCAAGAATCTAGTTACGATGATGGACCAGCGGATTTTGATCCGGATGCTGATGATCCAAATTACGCAACGGGTGGACGTGCAGGTTTCAAAGATGGAATGACCAGAAGAACTTTCTTAAAACTTCTTGGTGGTATGGCAGCTGTGCCTATCGTTGGTAAGTTTTTTAAATTAGCTAAAGTAGGTAAGACTATGAAAGAAGTGCCTATGATCAAAACAGATAATGTGCCTGGTAAACCAGAATGGTTTGATGCACTGGTTAATAAAGTTATTGTTGAAGGTGATGATGTTACTAAAAAATTTGCGACCAAAGAACGTGAGATTGTTCATGCAAAAGAAATCGATAAGGATAACTACGTGACGGTAACACAGGATCTTGATGAAGGTGTTGTTAGAGTAGAGTATGAGAGTCCCACAACCATGTTCGGCGATAAAGTAGATCTTAGATATAAAAAACCTCCACCGGATGAGGGAGACCCAAGACCGGTGGGAGAGTTTCAAACCGAGGAGTCAGGCATAGTCGGCAGAGCACAGGGTCCTGATGATTATGATTTAGAAATAGAGGGTATGTCTGGAAGAGCCATAGAGGATCTGGAATCTGATGTATCCAAACTAAAAGAATATGCGACAGGTAAAAAATTAACGATGAAAGAAATTGTTGAGGCTAAAAAAAGAAAAGATAAAGTTAGATACTATGAAACACCCGAAGGTCAATCGGAGTACGTCGTGCAGAGGCAGGGAGAGGCCGATGATTATTACACAGACGTAGATGACTTTGCATCAGGCGGTATCGCTAGATTGTTAGGAGAATAATGACTCCAAAAGAATATAAACAGATGATGGACTACCTGACTCGATCAGGTATTAGAAAACAAATTAAGTTTGCATCAGACATTGCAAGACCAGATCCAAAACCACAAGTGCAAGAGATAGAATTATTTAACCAGTTTAACAAACGTAATCCACAAGCCGATGGTGGACGGATTGGTTTTTCTAATGGTTCAGATAGAGTTGCTTATAAAAAAATAAATAAATTAACAGATGCTAATAGAGCTAATTTTAAATACCCACCAGACCACAAGTACAAAGTACAAATACCTACAAGAGAAGATCTTGGTGCAGGGAGTTTGCAAACATTTAGTGCTAAAACTAAAAAAGAATTAAAAAAACTAGTAGACAAATCTCCAGTCACATCAATGGATTATACGAAAGGATTAATTAATCCAAAAGATGTCGCTGAAAAATTACCTGAAGGAGCTGTTAAATTTGATTTAACAAGAATAAAAGTTCCAACAGGTATATTCGTTGGAGAAGGAAGAGACAGATCTGAAATATTTAAAATACAAAATTTAGATGGGTCTGGCACTAGATATACTGCTGCTGGTGCAGGTGGAGGACAAAAAAAACTTTATAAATCTATTGAAGAAGTTAAAAAAGCTAAACTTGATTTTGCTCCTGATGAATTTTTTGTGGAATCAGAAACTCCGTCTAAGGGTGGTATAAAAGAAGTAACTTACAAAAACAGAAAAACAGGTGAAAAAAAAGTATTTTATAAACCTAGAGTAGGACCAGAGAAAGCTACTATACCTGGTAGAGGCGCTGAGACAAAAGAAGAAGCACAAAAATTTGTTGATGATTATTTTAAAAAAAATCCAATTGTACACCCAGCAAAAAGAGAACTTGATATAAAATTAAGAAATTTATTTGATGATTCAAGAATTAAAAAAATTTTAAGAACAGGTAGACCTTCTAAGAAAGATTTAGATATCGTAAAAGATATTCTTGGTGGCACAGATAGACAAGCACAAGAAAAACTAGCTCAACTAGCAGATGCTGTTGATCCAAAAGGACAAAGAACCATTGATGGTATTTCAAAAATAGATGGTAAAAAAGCAAAAAACATTTTTAATTTTCATAAGACAAAAGACATTGCAAAAGAATTAGAGGATATAGCGATTGGAAAATCTGTTGGAGAGAGTCCTTTAGGTTCTTTTAGAGCCAGTGTTCAATCTTCAATTCCAATGAAAGGTGGTATCCAAGGTTATAGTGTGGACGAGGCTAAAGCTAGAGCTAGTTCTGTCAGATTAAATAGTAAACCTTATTCTATTTTTGGACAGGTTATAGCAGGAGATATTAATCAAGGACCTAAACAGACCTTTGATGCGAACCTATCTATATTTGAAGAACAAGTAAAAAAAGCAATTAAAAATAATCAAGATCCAACACAGGCAATAAGAAAATATAACAAAAGAGCTGCAGAGGCTGAAGCCGAGGCTAATCAATACAAATCTAGAAATACAAAGAAAGTTTATTTTCCAAGAATAACAACTGACTCACCTGACATAGCAATTAAAAATAAATCTGCTTACACTAAATATAAAAAATTTTTTGATAAAAATTACGCACAACAAGGATATTCTTTTGTCATACCAAAAGATTTACAACCACTGCCAAGTCTGGCCGCAGATCTAAAAGATAAAAACAGTTCTACATACAAAAATATGATCAAACAGATTAAAGATGTTGGTAGAAAATTTATTAAAAACATAGATCAATATGATGAAAAAGAATTGTTTCGAAAATTACAGAACAATCCTAACTTTAATAAGATCAGAAGATTAATGCCAAGACTGGCCTCTTTAGAAGATGATTTTACAGGACCAGGAGGTTTTCCATTAACTGCAGGTTTTGATCCTAACATTGGGATTAAATCAATAGAAGAGGATACCTTTGCAAGAAGAAATCCAATTACTACAGGTGCAGGATTATCAGCAGCTGGTACAGCTGCTGTTTTAAAAGCAACAGGCACACCAATTAAAACTGCATTAGGAAAAGCTATTAGGGGTGCTGGCACACCAATAGCTGGTCCTATCTATGCAGGATTAAATATTGCTGATAAGATAAAATCTGGTTCAAGCGTAACTGATGCAGTTATAGATCCTATAACAGGTCTAGAATTATCTTTTCCTGGTTTGTTCAAAGAAAATTTAAAAAAACTTACAAGCAACCCAACAGCACAAAAAATTTTAGGTTTAGGTAAATTTGGTAGAGCCTTAACACCGATAGGAGCAGGTATTACAGCAGCTGGTCTAGGTATTGATGCAGCAAAATTTACTAGAGATAGAATCAGAGAATTACAAGCAATGACACCAGAGCAAAGACAACAGTTAAGAGCCGAACAATCTGCTCTTGCATTTGAAGGTGCGAGAGATGGCGGATTGATTGGTAAAAAATCAGGCCCACCACCGATATCAGGACCTACTCCACATGGAGACGAGGGGTTGCCAGGTATCTTTAAACGTGTTAAGAAAGGATAGGAGTATTAAATGGCAGATATAGATAAATCGCTCCCCAACACTCGTTCAAAACTTGAGATTCCCTCAGAGGAGGAATTACAAGAAGAACAGGTTGAACTTGAGGAAGCAAAAGCAGAACAAAAACCTATCGAAGTCACGCCCGAAGAGGACGGCGGTGTAACACTAGACTTTGAACCAGGATCAATTAATGTGCCTGGAACCGAATCACACTTTGATAATTTAGCAGAACTTTTACCGGACGATGTGCTTGAACCGATTGGTATGGAGATGGCCCAAAATTATATGGATTATAAAACATCCAGAAAAGAATGGGAGCAAGGATACATACAAGGTTTAGATCTTTTAGGATTTAAATATGAAAACAGAACAGAACCCTTTCAAGGAGCATCAGGTGCAACGCACCCAGTGATGGCAGAGGCTGTTACACAATTCCAAGCACAAGCGTATAAAGAATTACTACCAAGTGATGGACCAGTAAGAACACAAATCATTGGCACAAAAAATGCTGCAACAGAACAACAAGCAACACGTGTTAAAGATTTTATGAACTATCTTATCATGGATCAGATGAAAGAGTATGAAGCAGAATTTGATTCTATGTTATTTCATTTACCACTTGCAGGTTCTACATTTAAAAAAGTTTACTATGATGTAAACATGGGACGAGCTGTATCTAAGTTTGTTCCAGCGGATGAATTAATCGTTCCGTATACAGCTACCTCATTAGATGATGCGGAAGCGATTATTCATACAGTTAAAATTTCTGAAAACGAATTAAGAAAACAACAAGTGTCTGGTTTTTATAGAGATGTAGAGTTGGGACCACCAGGAACAGACACAAACAATGAACTTGCAAAAAAAGAACGTGATCTCGAAGGAAGTAAAAAAACTGGAAGGAACGAGCCAGTCTATACTTTGTTAGAGTGTCACGTTAATCTAGACTTAGAAGGTTTTGAAGAAGTCGGTGCAGATGGACAACCGACTGGAATAAAATTACCTTACATCGTAACTGTTGAAGAAGGTAATAGGAAAGTTCTTTCTATTAGAAGGAACTATGCGCCCGATGATCTAAAGAAAAATAAAATCCAATATTTTGTCCACTTCAAATTTCTGCCAGGACTAGGATTTTATGGCTTTGGACTCATTCATATGATTGGCGGATTGAGTCGTACGGCAACGGCGGCTCTCCGTCAATTGTTAGACGCAGGTACCCTATCAAATTTACCAGCAGGATTTAAACAAAGAGGTGTAAGAGTTAGAGATGAAGCATCTCCAATACAGCCAGGTGAATTTAAAGATGTTGATGCACCGGGTGGATCATTACGTGATGCATTCTTTCCACTACCATACAAAGAACCATCTCAAACATTATTAAATCTTTTAGGTATTGTTGTTAACGCAGGGCAAAGATTTGCAGCGATTGCTGATATGCAAGTAGGTGATGGTAATCAAGCAGCAGCTGTAGGAACAACTATCGCATTATTAGAACGTGGTTCAAGAGTAATGTCTGCAATACACAAAAGATGTTATGCAGCGATGAAAAAAGAATTTAAATTATTAGCAACGGTGGTTTCACAATATCTACCACCAGAATATCCTTATGATGTTGTAGGTGGTGCAAGAAATATTAAACAGGCTGACTTTGATGACAGAGTTGATGTAATACCGGTTGCAGATCCAAATATTTTTTCTATGTCACAGAGAATCACACTCGCTCAAACACAATTACAAATCGCTAGTGCAAATCCACAAGCACACAACATGTATCAAGTTTATAGAGGTATGTATGAAGCAATTGGTGTAAAAAATATTGATGCGGTTCTACCACCACCTGCACCAAACATGCCTATGGATCCAAGTTTAGAACACATTAATGCTTTAGCCGGTAAACCTTTTCAGGCTTTTCCTGGTCAAGATCACAGAGCACACATCACAGCTCACCTAAATTTTATGTCGACTAACATTGTCAGAAATAATCCTGCGGTTATGGCAGCGATACAGAAAAATATATTAGAACACATCAGTCTGATGGCTCAAGAACAGGTACAATTAGAGTTTAGAGAGCAAATGCAACAGATGATGATGATGCAACAGCAGGCAGCAATTAATCCACAGGTGCAACAACAGCTTCAAGCGCTTACAAACCAGGTTGAAGCACGAAAAGCAGTGTTAATTGCAGAAATGACAGAGGAATTTATGCAAGAAGAGAAGAAAATCACATCACAATTTGATAATGATCCTCTTTTAAAACTAAAATCACGTGAAGTTGACCTTCGAGCGATGGAAAATGAACGTAAAAAAATGAATGATAAGGCAACACAAGACCTAAACAGAGCAAAATTAATGCAAGCAAAAGAAATAACCGAAGATAAGATGGAACAAAACGAAGATTTAGCAAAATTACGTGCTGGAGTCAGTCTTGCAAAGACCGGAGTACAGCAAGCAGCGGTTATTACGGAGGATAATTAATGCCACTAAACAAAAAAGGTAAAAAAATCATGAAATCCATGAAGAAACAATATGGTAAGAAGAAGGGTGAAAAGATATTCTATGCATCTAAGAATAAAGGTGTTATAAAAGGAGTGAAAAAAGGAGCATAAATGCAAAAACTAGACAAAATAAAAGAAGTTAAGGTTTTAGAACAAGAAGTTGAGATAGATCCAAGATCTAAAACGACTGCTGACAAAGCTTTTAACTTTATTGGCACTGGTGGACCAGAATTAGAGGTCCAAGGACAGGGCGCAGTAAGACCAGACAAGAAAAGAAAATCTAAAGCTTACTAATATGTGGTTATCGGCGATAAAATTAGCCGTTTCTGCTGGAAGTAAGATATATGCTAACAAGCAGAAGACGAAGATGGCAATGTCAGATGCACAACTGATGCATGCTGAACGTATGGCCAAGGGAGAGGAAGCTTACCAGGGAAAACTGTTAGAGGCCCGACAGTCAGACTGGAAGGACGAGGCAGTTTTGATAATTCTCAGTTTGCCCGTGTTGGTGCTCGCCTACGCAGTCATATCGGACGATCCGACCGCTATGGACAAGGTAAAATTATTCTTCGAGATGTTCTCACAGCTCCCGTCATGGTTCACAAACCTTTGGATCCTTGTCGTGGCGAGTATTTATGGTATAAAGGGTACACAAATTTTTAGAAACGGAGGAAAAAAATGAAAAGGTTTGTAGGATACATCGCTGATAAAATTGTAAAATCAATCCCAAGGAAGAAAAAAGTTTCTCCGGATATTAAATCCGTCAGCCCAACAAAAGATATCGCAGGAAGTGTAAAAAGAGTTAAAGGCGCTGAATATTCAAAAAGAATTGACGCAACAAATAAATCAAAAGGCAAAATAGATACAGGTAAAAAAATGATGCGTGAGGGTCAAAAAGAATTAAGAAGAATGATTGACACTAAAAAAGCGTTTAGATTTAAATACGGCACTACAAGACAAAAAACTTTTCCTATTGAACCTGGAAAAGATCCTAAAAAACAACACAAAGGTCTTGTAGAGGAAAGTAAACCACAGAAAAAATTTAAAAAAGGAAAAGAATTAGATAGAGAAAAGAAAATGGGCGGCGGAATGATGGGCCGTAGAATGGGTTATAGTCAAGGATCTAATGGTAAAATAAAATTTGATGCTAAAAAATCTGATTTAGACAAAAGTGGATCTTTAAGTCCATATGAAAAAAGAAGAGGCATGGCAATAGCAAAAGCCATGGCTAAAAGAAAAAAGAAGGTATAATGTCTAGACCAGGTTTATATGCAAACATACATGCTAAAAGAAAACGTGGCGGTAAGATGCGTAAGAAAGGTGCTAAAGGTGCACCAACAGCAGCTAACTTTGCAAGAGCAAAACAGACAGCGAGGAAAAG